AATTCCCGCATAAGTTTGGAGAAGAGCAATCGCCCAGCCGCAAACCCGCTCAGAATGTGGCTGGAGTGTCACGCTCCACATCATCTGGGCGCAGTAAAAGGGTCAAACTCTCCCCGACCCAAGTAGCGATTGCTAAAAAACTGGGAGTGCCGCTTGAAGAATACGCGAAATACGTAAAGGAGTAAGACCATGTCCACAGAGAAGAAAGGCTTTGAGGGCATTAATCGCTCCTCACGTGAAACAGCGTCAAGGGAGAAGCAGGGACGGCGTAAGCCTTGGACTCCCCCGTCTATGTTAGACGCACCGCCCGCACCAGAGGGCTTTAGACATCGTTGGATACGCGCCGAAGTAAGGGGTTTTGACGACACCAAGAATATTTCGGCAAGACTGCGAGAAGGCTATGAGCTTGTTCGCCAAGATGAGTATCCAGAGTTTGAAGCTCCGGTAATTGATTCGGGAAAATATGAAGGTGTGTTTGGTGTCGGCGGATTGATGCTCGCCCGCATACCGGTGGAAACAGTTCAGGAACGCGCTGAGTATTTTGCTCAACGTAACGCGGACCAAATCGAAGCTGTTGAAAGCGATATGTTGCGAGAAAACGCTCATCCAACGATGGCAATCGGAAAACCCGAGCGCCAGAGTCGTGTAACTTTCGGCGGCCCCAAAAAATAGGGCCGCACAGAACGGAGAAACTAAACAATGGCAAATCAAGAAACTGCCTTTGGTCTTCGTCCTGTTGGTCTTGTAGGAAGCGGTGCTAACAGTACCGGTGTTACTGAGTATGAAATTGCCAGTAACAACACTGATGTCATCTATAATGGTGAGATTGTTGTTCCTCTAGCCGCAGGCGTAATTGGCCAAGCTGGAGACACTGCGGGCGGCACTACGCAAGCCCTCGGTGTACTTGTCGGGGTTCAATACCACGATTCTACCCAGAAGAAGCCTGTATGGCTCAACTACTGGCCCGGATCAGGTAGCGTGTCAGTAGACACTAACTACCCGGTAAAAGCTCTTGTAGCGGACAACCCCAACCAACTGTTCGTCGTAGCGGCGGATGCTACCCTCACTGACCGAGCTACTGCACTGGCAACTGTGTTTGCCAACGCTAGCCTTGGCACTTCTGCACGTAGCGGTTCTACCGATACGGGCAAGTCAAGCGCCCAGCTTAGTGTTAGCAGTGTTGCCGTTACTGCAACTCTGCCACTTCGCATTGTAGGTCTGGTTGATGATGACGCGAATAACGATTACGCGTCAGCGGGAGCGCACCTGCTTGTTAGGCTGAACGCTCACTTTAACGCAGGCAGTCGTCGGTTTGATTCTCAAACCACTGCTGACTCAACTGGTATTTAAGGGGGATTTAAGTAATGGCTATTTCTCGCGCACAGTTGGCGAAGGAACTTGAGCCGGGGCTTAACGCTCTCTTTGGACTTGAGTACGACCGCTACGAACAGGAACACGCTGAAATCTTCGACGAAGAATCTTCAGATCGTGCCTTTGAAGAAGAAGTAATGCTCTCTGGCTTCGGCACTGCGCCGGTTAAGTCAGAAGGTGGTGCTATTTCGTTTGATGACGCGCAGGAGACTTTCACTGCTCGTTACACTCACGAAACTATCGCTCTTGCATTCTCAATCACTGAGGAAGCAATTGAAGATAACCTGTACGACCGTCTTGCTTCTCGCTACACCCGTGCTTTGGCACGATCCATGTCTCAGACCAAGCAGATTAAGGCCGCGTCAATTCTGAACAACGCCTTTAGCACTTCGGCACCTGTTGGTGACGGAGCGGCGCTCTGTTCGTCTTCGCACCCTTCTCTGTCTGGTAACCAGCGTAACCAACTGTCCGTCGCCGCAGATCTCAACGAGACTTCTCTTGAGCAGATGCTGATTGACATCGCAGGTTTCACGGACGAGCGTGGTCTGAAGATTGCGGTACGTGGTATGAAGATGATTATCCCGAAAGAACTGCAATTTATTGCAGAGCGGGTAATTAACTCCAACCTGCGTCCGGGGACTGCGGACAATGACCTCAACGCAACCAAGTCTATGGGTATGCTCCCAGATGGCGCGGTAGTTAACCATTTCTTGACCGACACAGATGCGTTCTTCATCAAGACTGACGCACCTAACGGCTTCAAGATGTTTAACCGAAGCCCCATTAAGACTGCAATGGAAGGCGACTTCGATACTGGCAACATGCGCTTCAAGGCGCGTGAGCGTTACAGTTTCGGTGTTTCCGATTGGCGTTGCGTGTTTGGCTCTCCCGGAGCCTAATAGATCTTCGGATCTTACAAGGGCGGCATTTGCCGCCCTTTCTTTTTCCGTATAAAATACACGTATCCTGACATTCGCATGGGGCGAATGACATTTGCCACGACAGGAGACTTCCATGGCTAATACTACTTTCAACGGTCCCGTTCGTTCAGAGAACGGCTTTAAAGACATCACCAAGAACGCTAGCACGGGTGCGGTAACTGAAAACATTTCAATTACTCACGACGGCACTAACAGCGTTGTGATTATCAAGGACCTTCCAACATCCGATCCTTCTGTAGCGGGTCAGATTTACAGCAATGCTGGCGTATTGACTGTTTCGGCAGGCTAATCAACTAGAGGGTCTGCTAAATGGCTAATTCAGACGTAAAATCAAAGCGTCTGACCGCGACAGGCTCCGCTGGTGTGGGGCCTGCGCGTATTCGCCAGATTCAAGTCTTGACCACCACAGGTACTCCACGATTGACCATCACAGATGGCAACGGAGGCAGTACCGTGTTGGATCTTGATTTTGTTGCAAGCGAAACGCACTCGGTCAACATCCCCGACGAGGGGATAAAAGTCTCTGATATTTATATTAGTGTTTTGACAAACATTACTGCGCTAACTGTCTTCTACAGTTAAGGGTTTTTTATGGCTCGGGAAGTTTCTTCAATTAGTCGAATAGGTACTACCGAGCCATTTGAGCTACAGGTAGCGCGTGGCCAGATTGCTTATCATGAGTCTGTTTACAAGTTTGGCAACAACGCGGCAGTTGCGGACTCCCTAGAGACCATTTGGCAACAGGGCGGGCTGTATTCATACCTGTCTGCGGCGACCGTGCTGAAGGTTTCCAGTAGCTCCACCAATGACACTTCGGCGGGCACGGGTGCCAGAACCGTTGAGTTGTTTGGACTTGATGGCGATTACAACGAAATATCAGAGACTGTCACCCTAAATGGGCAGACGGCGGTCAACACCACGCAGTCTTATCTGCGGATAAACCGGATGATTGTCCGGTCTGCGGGGTCTGGAGGGGCAAACGCAGGGGTTATCTATGCGGGCACCGGCACTGTCACCACGGGCGTACCAGCAAACATTTACGCAACCATCAATGGGGACGGCTCAAACCAGACCCTGATGGCGCTATGGACTGTACCGGCGGGCTATACAGCCTATCTGATGCAGTATGATGTTTCTAACGGAACAACATCAAACACGCCCGCAGTATGTAAGCTATCGCTGGTTGCACGACCGTATGGCGAGGTATTTCAAACTAAAGATGTGAAATCGCTCACCACGGGGATGCACATCGAAAACACGCTTGTTATCCCAATTAAATTCACGGAAAAGACGGATATTGAGGTGCGGGCGATTTCTTCTTCGGCAAGCGTGTCTTTTGATATATCCGCCGCTTTTGAGATCATCTACATCAAAAACGGCGATGAGTTAGCGTAATGGCTACCACCAAAGACGTAAAAAGGCTTCCTTCTGGCCGTTTGCAGTACCGTGGTGAAACGTTTTCTGGTTACAACAAGCCTAAAAAAACGCCCGGAAAGTCCAAGAAAAGCGCGGTATTGGCGAAAAAAGGCAGTGAAGTGAAGCTTGTTCGTTTCGGTGATCCCAACATGTCAATTAAAAAGTCTCAACCGGCTCGTAGAAGTAACTTTAGAGCTAGACATTCTTGTGATACAGCGAAAGACAAGTTTTCTGCTAGATATTGGTCTTGCAAGGCGTGGTAGACATGAGGGTAGAAGAAGTTTTATCTCGGCTTGAAAAGCACGAAGCGGAATGCAACTTGCGTTATAAGCGTATTGAAGAGCGGTTAGACGACCAAAAAGACATGGTGTCAAAAAATTCTGAAGCGTTGACGCGTTTAGATATGAAGATTTGGGGCCTTGCCATATTAATTATTGTTTCGCCCTTTGCGGCCAAACTTTGGAGCTAACATGGGCGGTTGCGGATCTAGGGTAAAAACCGGCCCAAAACAGGGAAAAGTCACCGTTACGTACATGCGTAAAGGGGGTGAGGCGTCCAGCAGAAGTCAAGGCAGTAAAATTTGTCCGGCGGGCAAAGCATGGGCAAAACGCACGTTTGACACATATCCTTCTGCTTACGCCAACATGGCGGCCAGCAAATACTGTAAAGACCCCAATTATGCCAAAAAGTCAAAAGGCAAAGCCTGATGGGCGAGCTTAAAAAATGGCGGGATCAAGAGTGGGTTCGTATTGACAGTGGTGGCAATATTGCTGGCGAGTGTGGAACGTCTGAGAACAAAAAAAACCCGGATCGTTGCCTGCCGCGTTCTAAAGCCAACAGCTTGAGCAAATCGGAACGCGCCGCGACGGCCCGCAAAAAGAAAAAAGCGGGTGCTCAAGGACAACAAGTTGTTTCAAATACCAAGGCGGCTAAGGTACAAATGGCCGCTTGTGGCGGGGAAGTACGAAAAAATCACAAAGGTTGTGGTGCGGTGATGTCCAACCGCAGAAAAAAAACTAGGTATGCCTGATCATGGACGTAGAAAAAGGCGTTATGGAGGAAATCAAGGCTTGGTCTAAACAAGCTTTGGAGTCCCCTCACCCGTTTTTTAACAACCTTCCGGCTTGTCCTTATGCTCAAACTGCTTGGGCTAACGACAAAGTCGGATTTTGCTTTAGCTACACCGCCAAACGTCAGGGTTTGTACTCGGCGCTATCTCAGTTTGACGACCGCTGGGATGTGATTTGTTACGTTGAGTTTCAATATGAGCCTGATGCGGAGTCTTTTCACGACTACATTGCCTCCATTAACCATGCTATTTCTATGGGGTTTTTCATTCAAAAAGACCTGTGGGTTATGGGCTTTCACCCGGATGACGCTCAAGAAGAAGCATTTGATGTGCCTTTTGAGCCAGTAGTCGATGATTTGTATGCAATAACCTTTATTCAGAGGCTGTCTAAGCTGGAAAAATCGGCGGAAATGCTGAGAGAAAAAGGGTATTATGAGAATTATTTAAAAGACCCGGAGATGTCACATCTTTGGGACGAGCGGCAAGAAACCTACAGGAGATTATGCGATGCCGGGATCAAATAGAAAGATGGCGAAAAAGAAGCAAGCGCCAATCAAAAGAATGCGCGGCGGCCCTGCGATGTTAAAAAAAGGTGGTGACGCGTCAGGCAAGGCGGCAGTTCGTAGTTCTTGCCCAAGTAAAGGCCTCTAAACATGGCTGTTTCAGGTTCAACCAACTTTGAGCTAGATGTAAGCGATTACATCGAAGAGGCTTTTGAGCGGTGCGGGCTAGAAGTTCGTACTGGTTATGACCTTAAAACGGCCAAGCGGTCGTTGAACCTGATGCTGGGCGATTGGGCCAACCGTGGTTTGAATCAATGGACCATTGAGCAGGCCACGGTAACCTTGACGCAAGGCACGGGAAACTACGCCCTTGGGTCCTCGACAATTGACGTTTTAAACGCGGTAGTACGGCGTAGCAACACGGATTACGCTTTAGAGCGAATTAGCCGTAGTGACTTCATCAACATACCCACTAAAACGCAACAAGGTCGCCCGTCCCAGTTTTTTGTGGACAGACAGATAGACCCTACGCTGAAGCTTTGGCCCGTGCCTGAGAACAGCACCGACACGGTGATTATTGACAAGCTTGTACGAATGGACGATGCCGACACGTTTACTAACACTATGGATATCCCCTTTCGGTTTTATCCTTGTTTGGCGGCGGGACTAGCGTACTATCTTGCTATCAAACGTGCCCCAGACCGCGTACAGCTTCTCAAGGCGGTGTATGAGGAAGAATTTGAGCGGGCCGCATCAGAGGATAGGGATCGCGCTTCGTTCAACATACAGCCGTCTATGGCGTACTCAAGGCTCCTCTAATGGGGAAGTTTGCTACAGGGAAGTTTGCCTACGGCATTTCTGACCGCTCCGGATTTCGTTACAAGCTTAACGAGATGAAGCGCGAGTGGACCGGAATGTTGGTTGGCCGTGACGAATACGAGCCAAAACAGCCTCAGTTGGAGCCGCGTGTCAAGGCGGTAGATCCGCAGGCCCTTCTTAATCCACGCCCAGATCGTGTAGAGCCTTTGGACGTGCCCGTAGCGGTCCCCCTTGTGGAGGGGCCTGCATTTAGGCCAACAGTAGGGTTTGGCATTGCTGGTGCAGTAACGGTGACGACATCATGAGTTTCACATACGGTGAATTAAAGCAGGCAATACAAGATTACGCGGAAAACGACGAAACCACGTTTGTTAACAACTTGCCTGTTTTTATTCGTAATGCGGAAGAGCGCATTTTTAAAATGGTGCAACTTACGGACTTCCGTAAGAATGCGTTGGGTAACACCACGAGTAGCATCAAATATTTAGATTGCCCGTCCGATTTTTTGGCCCCGTTGTCGCTGTCTTTAGAAGTTTCTGGCGAAAAAGTTTTTATTGATTATAAAGACGTTAACTTTTTACAGACATATGCCCCGGATAGCTCTGCCACAGGAGCGCCTAAATATTACGCGTTGTTTGATCGGGATAACTTTATCTTAGCGCCTACGCCGGATGCCGCCTATGTGGCAGAACTGCACTATTACTACCGTCCTGTCAGCTTAACTAGCTTAACGGATAGCGGCACTTCTTGGTTGAGCGAAAACGCCCCCCTAGCCATGCTTTATGGCAGTCTTTTGGAGGCATACACTTTCATGAAAGGCGAGCCAGATATGATCTCGCTGTACACGCAACAGCTTCAGATGGCGTTGGCAGGCATGAAACAATTTGGTGAGAACAAAGAAGTTACGGATCAGTATCGCACTGGGATGCTAATAAGGCCTAAACAATGATGGTAGAAGGGGGTAAAATAAGCCCCGGAATAGTCGAAGTACAGACTACCAACCATCGCGGTTTCACTCCGGAGGAGGTTGCCGAGCGATGCCTTAGCAAGCTTCTGAGCGTTTCTGATACCGCCCCGCCCGCAATTAAAGAGCAGGCGAATGCTTACAAGGATCACATGCGCGCGGTTCTTGTTTTTTATATGAAAGAGGCGGTCAAAAGCGACCG